GGTGCGAGCGGCATCGTGTTCCCTACAGACGTGCCGATGTTCGCATTCGATGCATCGTACCAGTCTATCGCAGCGCTGACTCCAGGGAAGCCCTGTGGCGAGTAGACCCATCCCGCAGCGGTGTACGTCTGGCCAACATCGACAGGAACGAACTCACTACGAGCACTAGTACCTGAGACAATACTAGCAGGCAACCACTTTAGCGACCTCAGACCAAAGAGCGCAAAGTCTGCTGACGACTCAGGCGTCCCGGAGTCCGCCGTCCACCCACCGACCCCATTCTCGAACGATGCATCAGCATTCAGGATCGGTCTGTCTCCAACGGTGCCACCACCAGGTGCGAGGAACCGAATGTTGTTAGCACCAGGCTCGAGAAAGAACCAGTCGTCCTGTACAATCGTGTTCCTACGGTTGGCAGTACCGTTGAGCTGCGCCGTGTGGTTGAGTGTATCCAACACGAGCTCATCAACAGCAGTCAGCACCAAGCTCGACTGCAGGCGATGGTCACCCATATCGTTGATGAGCAGTGGCTGCGCACACGGACCGTATATCGTTGCCACTAACGGTGCTGGCCGGTTGCCGTAGTTGTAGCAGACGCTGTAACCCTGAAAGGACCCCATGCCGCCGAAGTCGATGTTGAACCCGAAATCGAATCCGAAGCCGACGTCGACCTGTCCAAGCAGCGGCGATAGGACCTCTTGGCCTGGGTAGGTATAGATGCGAGGGTTCTCAGCGTACATGCCGAACTGAATCGGCACCTGCCCTGTACGCCGACCTTGTTGCCAGCTGTATCTACAGCCCCGAGGCTTTACCAGGATAAACCGTACGCCCACTCCGGGCGTCCAGAAGTACAGAGGCACCAGGGTTTGTCTCGGTGCATAGTTACGCTTGAGCTGGTCCAGGAACCCCTCCATCATGTTGGTGGGGCTGTACACAGTTCCCGTGATTACGATCTCCCGGCCCTTCTCGAACTCTGCATCCAGGAAGCCGCCATCAGCACCTTCATGGTCGCGAAACGTTTCGCGATAGGGCGCGTTGTCCAACCCTACGACTTCGGTCACGTCGACGAAGGGTTGTGATGACGACACGTCAGAGTTGAGTAGGACTCCGTCCAACGTCAACAGGAACTCGTAAGCACCCGAGGGAAGAGACACCGTCATCCTAGCTTCCCTTCAAGTAGGAACCCGAGCTCTGCCGCTTGGCGCTTCGGGTCGATCTCCTGAGTGTATACGTTAATAGTGGTATTCACGATCCTCGATGCGCTCTCTTCCTGAGAGCCAACCCCCACACGGGCGAAGGCTGTCTGCCCTGTGATGGGTGCGCGGGACCCGATAACTGGCTCCTCTAGGCTGAACTGTCTCGCCAGCATTGCAGCTGCAGCTTCGACCTGACCAGCCTTGTTCCAGATACCCTTCGCAACCAGGTTGGCGATTGCCTGGCCGGAGTAGTAGGGGTTACCCCGCCCAGATAGCGGACCACGCTTGGCCGGCGAGAACGGTAGGAAGCTCTTGATGGTATTGGTAACGCCCTTCAGCTTCGACGTCAGCGCGTTGATCTTGGAAGTGATGCCGTCAATGAGTCCTTGGATGATTGCTCGGCCGGCGTTGTACAACCACTTGCCAGCACTGGAGAAGACGTTCTTGGCGGAGTTCATGATGGACTTGATGCGGTTGTAAGCGTTGTCGAGCTGTGTCTTGATGATCGTGTAGAAGGCATTCCAGATCGACTGTGTGGTCGACTTGACAGAGTTCCAGGCACTGGTAACGAAGCTCTTGACGTTGTTACCCCAAGAGGTAACGGTACCACCGATGCGGCTCCAGATGGCCTGCAGGATGGATAGGATGCCCTGCCAAGCGGTCTGTGTCAAGAATTTGAGGATGTTCCAGATACCGACTACGAAGTCCTTGATCCCGTTACCCCAAGAGACAGCCGTATCCCTAATGGTGTTCCAGACCGCCTCCAAGATGGACATGATGCCACGCCAGGCAGTCTCCGTGGACGACTTGATGATGTTCCAGATACCCAGGACGAAGTCCTTGACGGCGTTCCAGGTCTTCTGCAACCAGTGAGCAGCTGCTATGGCGGCATCAACTGTGTAAGTCCAAGCCATCACCAGTCCCATGATGACACCGATGAGTGTCATGATCGACCCTACGACCACGGCTCCGATGGTGCCTACGAACACTGCTAGCAGGATGCCACCGAGCTTGGCAACCCAGGTAGCGAATGTGATTATGTAGCCGATGGCTCTGTTGACCGACTCCTCGTTGTTATGGTACCACTCTACGGCCCACTGCAACATTGGGATGAGCTGATCGCGGATGACGCCGGAGACGAAGCCGATAGCTGTCGCGAGATAGCTACCAATGGCGTCCGCGACCTTGGCCGCTGCAGGAGCAACACGGTCCTGCCAGAGCTTGATGAGCGTCTCGAACGCTGGCTTCGCACCGTTGTTCCAGAAGTCGAGGATGGCACCCTTCAGTCCACTAAAGGCGCCACGCAGTTCGTCGCTACGCTTCCAGAGGGTAACGAATCCCGCTGCAGCAGCTGCAACGATTGCGATGACACCAGCGATGACACCGATCACGACCAGGATCTCAGATCCTGCTGCGACGAACGCAGCTACCAGTCCTGCGATCACGCCGAGCACCATAATCAAGATGCCAACGAGGACCGAAGCGATGGCACCCCAAGCGATGAACTGCGTGATCAAGTTCTTGGTGCCTGGGTCCAACCTGTTGAAGGCCTCGAGCATACCACTGATCACGTCAACGATCTGGAGCAGTACGGGTGTAGCTGCCTCACCAATGGTGACCTTAAGCACCTGCCACCTGTTGGACAGCAACTGCATCTTGGCTGCTGCAGTGTCGGACATCTCAGCGAACTTCGACTCCATGACACCCGAAGCATCACCCATGGACTGCAACAGATCACGGAAGTCTTCTAGCTCGCCGGAGCGCAACAGAACCTGTTCGATGAAGCGCCGTGCCTGGATAGTGCCACCGGCACCCTTGAGAAGTTCGAACAGTGCTCCAACACGCTCTGCCGGAGGCAGCTTCATAATGCGATCGCGCAGCTGCTCCAGAACGTCGATCAGGGGGAGGAAGTTACCCTTGGCGTCGAGTACCGAGACACCCATCTTCTCCAAGCGCTCGACAGTCTTGGGGTGCGTCAGAGCTTCAAGGGCACGAGCGGCGGACGTCGAAGCCATAGCAGCGCTCTGACCGTTTCGGGTCATGTACGCCAGCATCGCTGCTACAGTTTCAAAGCTCTGCCCTGCACGTGTGGCCGATGGAACAACGCGACCGAAGACGTTGGCGAACTCCTCGTAGGTACCGACGCCCTTACGGACCAATTCGAACTGGATGTCGAGGACTCTATTGACCTTCTCGAACGGTATGTTATACGCGTTCATGATGGCAATGGTGCCCTTGGACGCTGTCTGAATGTCCGTCTGTCCAGCGACGGCTGCCTTGGAGAACCCCTCGAGCAGGATCTGCGACTGCTTCAAGTTAGCGTTGGTCGAGGAGAAGATGTTGTACAGTGCAGGCTGGATCTCTTCGAACGCGATGGGGATGCGCCGAGCGACATCAAGACCGATGTCACCGAGCTCCTGCATGGAGGCACTGAACCCATCAACTTGGGTTCTAGTCAGAGCAACTTGTCTCTGGTACTCCTGCCAGTCCTTGCTAGCACTAAACAGGAACCCTAGCGCAGCAGCACCAGCGATAGTGAACCCGATGCCAAGGGTCTGAAGAGCACCAGAGACTGCTGTCAAGGATTGTGCAAAGCGCCTGTGGTCCCGCTCGGCAGCCTGGATGCGCTTAGCCTCATCGTCCAAGGCCTTCGCCTGTGCCATGAGCGAAGCGGTCTGGGCCCGTGTGGCTCCCGCAGCCCTTAGTCGGGCCGCTTCCTGTCTCTTAGTGACAGCTTCCGCACGAAGTGCTGCCGCCTGTGCTGCAGCTGCTGACCTAAGCAGCTCAGAGCTGAAACCTCTAACGACACGGGAGGCTTCGTCCCTAGCACGCAAAAGGAGGTAGACCTCACGGGTGCTTGCCGCCATGACCTACCTCCCACTGCGTGGCATCTGGTTCTTCCGCCTGCGCTGCTCTAGGACCTCTCGCTCGTTGACAGCCTCCTCATACACTGTTGCCAGGTATATGAACAAGCTGTCCTGGTCTAGAACCCCGCCTGGCTTCGGTAGCTGTCGGTACGTCTTACAAAGGTGGATCAGACCAACAGCCGCCGGCGTCTCGTCGTCGAACTCTTCGAATGGTCTATCGGCTACGACGTGGGCGCGGATGCGCCAGACGAGTTTCCCACCGCTTCGTCCTCCTCGAAGTTGTTCACCTTGTCGATGTAGGTGCCGATCTCCTCGGCAATACGACCGGCGAGCTTCTTCACGTCGGTAGGGTTCCTGAAGATGAGCGGGCGACCGTCCAGGTCGGTGAGGTTGTGCTCGACGACGCAGTGCGCGAAGTCGTAGAGCTCGGTCTCCTCCTTGAACACGTCGATCGTGCTCTTGGCGTCCCGACTGCCGCGCTGGGCCAGGATCTCCATCTTGGAGGTGAACTGGCGGCGCTCCAGCTTCTCGCCGTAGGTCATGCGTTGGATCTTGACGTAGCCTCCGGCGCACGACTTTAGATCGAAGTGCTCCGGTTCACCTTGCACTACTGCTACTGGCATCTCAGCTCCCTTTCTGTTAGCCAGCTATTAGACTGAATTAGAAACGCTGCCACCTCAGAGCTATGTAGATCTGTTGGAGGCTATGGAATTGTCTGTCTATCTCGAGTCTAGCCGGGTTAGACTTTATATAGACTGCGCCGTTAGCTCGAGAGCAAAACCCCACACGGGCTTTATTGTTTGCCTAGACCGTGATGTTTTCCTGCGTCGCGATGGTGATCTGGTAGCTCTTGCCGGTGCCGTCGATGGATGCACGGTAGCCGATGTTCGCGACGTTCAGGTCGCCCTGTCCGCTGAGACCTACTTCGTACGTCTCCTTAAAGGAGATCGGGGTCAGAAGCGAGATACTGTTGTTGACACCCTTGGCTGCCTCCAGCGTGATGCTCTGCGACGTGATCGACTTGAACAGGTCGTAGTCGGCGCGCGTGAGGAAGTCGCGGTTCATCGTGAAGGTAACGTCGCGCTCGCCGAACTTGACGAAGTCCGCACCGCGCCCGGTGTCCTTCAGACGGAACTGGGCCTCAGCGTTGTCCTCAACCGTCCACTCGAAGGTATCGGTGTCGAGCACTGGAGACCCCGTGGGAACCTCGACGCTGTAGGTGCCGGCGCCGTACGGAACCGTAGTGGGCCACGTTGCCGACGGAGACGGCTGAACTGCCTCGCTGCGTGCGATGACGCTCACGCCGAAGGTCAGCATGCCGTTGTTGATGCCGAACCGGAACGAACCGACCACGCAACCGGTGTAGCCGAAGATCTGGTCGGACCGCTTGATGGTGATCGACATCGTCGCGGTGGGTACGGCAGCAGCTGTTGGGGTCACGGTATACGTAAAGTTAGGCGTCGTGCCGCCCTTCACGATCGACGTGCGGCCACAGTATAGGAAGTACGGAATGATGTCCTCGAGGGCTTCCATCTCGATGTCACCCTCGCCGTGCTCGTTGCCAGGGACGGCACCGATGACATCAGCGGACTCACGAATCGGCCGACGCCACTGAGTGTCCTCAACGATGTGCAGCGACTCGCTGGTGAATGGAACGTACTTGGTCGGGGCCACGTAGGTCCCTGCGGTGGCCTCGAGCGCGATGCCCATGAGCCCACCTGCACCAATACCATAGGGCATGACTCACTCCTCTCCGGCCACGTCGTCAAGGACGACTGCAACCTCTACACCGTCGGGCAGCTTGGCCTGTGCGAGCGTCAGGCCACGTGCAAGCCTGAAGTGCTCTGCGGCCACCTCGCCGACCACGGTAACTGACGGACCTTCCTGAGCCGCAGGCGGGAGAACACCGAGACCTTCGACGGTCACAGCTTCATCGCGTTGCGACGCCAGCCAGTACTGCACAGTGCCTCCTACTGATACTGCAGACGCTGAAGGCTTGTCTTCGTTCTGCTCGTCCAAGTGATCTGGACGGCGTGGTACTTGGTGTTGTTCTTGAACGCGATACCAGGATCGAGGTCGGTGCAGAAGCCGTGGATCGTAAGCTGCGTGGTTCCATCCGCTGCGAACAGCCTCAGGTGGTTCTTGTGTAGGTACGACTCGATGCCTTCTGCGAACGCTACTGCCTCACGACGTGAAACCTGTGATGATATGATTGGCGAGTGGTACAACAGGAAATAGGTGTCGATGTCCACCAGCGTCATATCAGGAACGCCTTGGAGATCCCGACGCTTCACTCCAGGTTCAACACAAACCGACGGCGTGTGGGGAAGTGCGTTCTGATCTCCGAACCAGACATCCTGCAGGCCCAACGTAGCCTTCTGCAAGTCCAGGATCTCGAAGAACCGTTGTGCAACGACCAACGTACTGTCTGTCAGGGGGTACGTCATCTGGTGAACCTCCCCACCGCGATAGTACGTTCTACCAGCCACTCGTAGAAGACCAGCTGGATCGCATCGATGTCGTCTTCCTGGAACAGAACGAACTGTCGTTGTGGGATGCGAACTGCTCGCTGGCCCGAGGCACCCCCGCGTGCGTCGTCCATCATCTCGTAGGCGCGCTTGACAATGTCTGAGGCTCGTGCACCCTTACCAAGCTCCTTGCCAGCCTTGGACATGAATGACCCAAAGCCACCGGAGCCTTGCTGATGTACAACACCATACCAGACCTTGTCAGGAAGCTTACGAATCGCCGCGCTCGTCTGACTAACATCCCAGATGTTGAACTGTGTGGCACCTCTCTTCAGGGCACCTGTGCGAACTAGGATGGGCCATGCTTCGTAGCCACGAAGCTTGATCGTAGCCTCAGACAACGGCTCCCATGCAGGACGTCCACCGACCTCGAAGTTCTTCCGGATCGATGGAATGATGACCCGCTTGATCGAACGTGTGAGCGGCTCCTTGAACGAACGAATGTCCAGGCCTAGTCGGTCGATGTCCTTAGCGACAAGACCGATCGAAGGTGTGAACTGCCAACCCTCGAAGACAAGGTCCTTGTGGAACATCAAGCCACCGAGAGCGAACTTCAGCTCGTGTGACCGAAGCGGTGTACTCCGGATGGGCTCACGAGGCAGCGGTGGCATCAGAACGTCATCCCCATCGAGAACTTAGCCGGACCCAACGAAGGATCATCCCGTGTGGGTCTCTGCGCTGACGAGGCATCGGTCGGGTAGAACAACGGAGTGCTGGTGGTGGACGGAGGCAGTGTCGGGATCTCGATCGAGCCGTCGACGATGCCCTGGATGATCACCTCGGCGTTAGCGTCGAGCTGCGTAGCGTAGGCTGCGTCAGCCTCGGTGATGTCCTCGCTGTACTGTCGCCGATAGGCCCAAGCAACGAACTTCTTGGCAATGGCTACGCGGACTAGCCGCGGAGTAGTGACAGGGTCAACCCAGGTACTGATGTCGTAGGCGTTGGAGATCCTAGCTAGGACCTCCTCTTCGATCTGATCCAGCAGTGCTGAGTT